GTTTAAATTTATATCTAACTTATTTAAAAAGAAACAAGTAGAAAAACCTAATGAGTCATATTACCCTATAGACGAACTTAACAAGATAAAAAGTAGATATGAAAATAAACAACTGGAGAAAGCAATGAAGGCTCCTATAAACGAAGATAAAATAAGAAAGGCAGGATGGTAATGAACAAAGTAAAAGATTGGTTTAATAAAGCAGTCGGTAAAAAGACTGCTAAACCTAAAAAGGCAACTAACGAACAAACTCGTAGAGATACGTTAGAATTAGAAAAGAAGGCGGCTACTAAAGCAGGTAAAGCCTGGGTAGCAGTTATAGATACACAAGTAAATCCCAAAGATATAAAGAACGGGTTTTTTGAATTAGACTGGAATAACGAGTTTATCGAACAACTGTTAGACGCTGGATATTCTGGTGAAACAAACGAACAAATTGTTGATGCATGGTTTAGAACTATTGTTACACAAATGCTTCAAGAAGAAGGACAAGATACTAGACGTGATATGGGATACATAAATGTTGTTCCAATTGATAAGGGTAAAAGTGAAATATCATGATGCGAGACGACCTAATGGTTCAACAACAAGTAGAAACTGTTTGGCAACACATGGTAGGAGTAATTTGTTTAAATCAAACTAGTCGAGTTCAAGTAAAAAGAGTACTTCCTATACTCTTTAAACATTGTCCTACACCAGAAATTTTACTAAAAACAACATCAAAATTGATTAAAAGTATTATTCAACCATTAGGTATGGTTAATGTTCGTGAAAAAAGAATAAGACAAATGTCAAAAGACTACTTGACATGGGACGGAAAAGATGCTACAATGTTATATGGCATTGGAAAATACGGTAGTGATAGTTACAGACTATTTTATAAAAACGAAATACCCAATGACATTGGAGACCATGAATTGAAACGATATGTAAGAGAAGAGTTGAATGAGCACCTATATACTAGTTGATACTGCAAATACATTTTTTAGAGCGAGACACGTTATTAGAGGTGATCTCGATACAAAGGTAGGTATGGCCCTACATATTACACTTAATAGTGTAAAGAAAGCATGGAATGACTTTGATGCAGATCATGTTGTATTCTGTTTAGAAGGTCGTAGCTGGCGTAAGGATTTTTATGAGCCTTACAAACGTAATAGACAGGTTGCCCGTGATGCTCTAACAGAAGCACAAGCAGAAGAAGATAAAGTGTTCTGGGAAATCTTTGACGAATTTAAAGACTTTATTGGTACAAAAACAAATTGTACTATGATGCAACATCCACAACTAGAGGCAGATGATCTTATTGCTGGTTGGGTACAAGCACACCCTAAGGACACACATATTATTATTAGTACAGATGGTGACTTTGCACAACTAATTTCACCTAATGTAAAACAATACAACGGTGTTAGCAATACAATTATCACACACGAAGGTTACTTTGACGATAAGAAAAAGAAGCCTGTACTTGATAAAAAGACAGGTGAGCCTAAGCCTGCTCCTAATCCACAATTTATGTTATTTGAGAAATGTATGCGAGGCGATACAAGTGACAATGTATTCAGTGCATATCCAGGTGTACGTAAAAAAGGTACTAAGAACAAAGTAGGCCTTATAGAAGCATTTGCTGACAAGGATACAAAAGGTTACAACTGGAATAATATGATGTTACAACGTTGGGTTGATCATGATGGTGCAGAGCATCGTGTATTAGATGACTATCAACGTAATGTTATATTGTGTGACTTGTCTGCACAACCAGGTAACATTAGAAGTATTATAAATGACGTGGTCGAAGATCATATGACTCCTAAAGAAGTTAGTCAAGTAGGCATGCGTCTTATGAAATTTTGTGCAAAATGGGATATGCAAAGGGTTGCAGATCAAGCTACACATTTTGCTGAACCATTAAATGCGAGGTACCCAGTATGACCATAAAAGCAAAAGAAGTATTAAAAAATAAATTTTGGCTTGTCGAAGACGATGGCGAAAAGATTGGTACATTATCTTATGATAACGAAAAGTATATGTTAAATGACAGTACTGGACATTGTCATTATTTTAGTAGCCAAAATGCAATATCTAAAAAATTTGATAGCAAAATAAATTGGACTAAGTTAGACATTACAGAAACTGCACCTACAGAAAAACTAGTACACGGCATGCCAACTAGTTGTTTGCCACATAATCCAATTTATGATGTTAAACGTAAACTACCAATGTTTAGTAAATCAACAAAATCTAAAAGTCTATATTGTGCAGGATATTTTATAATTAGATTTGATAAAGGTTGGGTTAAAAGTTTTTGTCCAAAGCTAATTACTATTGAACGTTACGAAAGTAAAGGTCCTTTTAAAACAGAAATAGAAATGAGAACGGAGTTATCACGTGTCAACAAGTGAGCCATTAAATACTAGTGCTATTCAAAACTTTATTCAACAAGTAAAGTCTGCTGAAAGTTCTAATGCTCCTGAGATACGTTTATCTATAGCACAAGCAAAGAATCTTGCATTTACACTTGGTATAACAATGTCTAGATTACACGGCGATTTAGAAAAATTTGTAAAAGAAAGTAAGTCAACTGATAACGAAGTTATTGAAGTTAATATGGACATGGGCGGTAAGTGGTAATTTTACCATAATTAAGTACATACTTAACTAAAAAAGAGATAAATATACGTAGTTAACTAATAAGGACTATGTATAAATGAGTAGACCAAAACCTAATATATTACTAGAATATGTTGATAAAAAAACATATAAAAGCGAACAAGTGCTACAAGCAGATGCCATTTGGGCTGTATTCTACGAAGGAGCACCTTTTAATCTAAAAACTCAAAATATCCTAACAAGCTATCCTGGTCCGAAATATAAAAAAGTTTCATTTAGTAATCCCGGACATGCTATAAACTTAGCTAAAAAACTAAACGATACATTTGATTGTAAGAAATTTTCAGTAGTAAAGCTCACCAAAGGTGATGAAGTTACTGAATCATGAACTGGAAAGAAGCATATACTAAGATATTCTTAAAAGAAGTTGGTAAATCAATTAACGAATCTACCTTACATGAGTATATGCCTGTTTGGTGGCAAAATACAAGAAGCAAAAGCTCAGGCGGACTAAGACTTACAGATCAAGGTATAGAATTTGTTACAGAAGAACTTAAACTAACAACGTATGATATACCTTTTCCAAAAGGACTTGCTATATCATCAAATATTTTGGTTTGGTTAGATGAATTTATTGACTGTCCTTACTGGTTAGGTAAGCATGGAATGATTGTTACGAACGAAAAGAAAGCATTAGAACTGCATCTTTTTTCCGGTGATGTCAAAAAATACGGCATAAACAAAGCATTATCAAGACAAAAAAAATCAAAATAATTTGAAAAAAAGGTTGACTTTTATTCTAAAGGTGCTATACTATATACATACTTAGAAATTAAGTATGGCACTGAGATAAAAAGGAGTACATTATGTCAACAGAAACACTTACAAGAACCGTAAGCCCGAACAAAGCTAAGAAAAGTATTTTAAGGGCATTCAATAAAAAACGTCCAATATTTTTATGGGGACCTCCCGGTATTGGTAAATCCGAAATTGTAGGACAAATTAACGATAACGTCCTAAAAAATAGTTTCCTTATTGATATTAGATTATCACTTTGGGAACCTACAGACATTAAAGGTATTCCATACTTTGACAGTAATTCTGGTACAATGGTATGGGCACCTCCTGCAGAACTTCCTACAGAAGAGTTTGCATCTAAGTATGATAACATTGTATTGTTCTTAGACGAAATGAATTCAGCCGCTCCAGCAGTACAGGCAGCGGCTTACCAACTTATCCTTAACAGGAGAGTTGGACAATATAAACTACCAGACAACGTTCTTATTGTTGCGGCAGGTAATAGAGAAGCAGATAAAGGTGTTACTTATAGAATGCCTGCTCCGTTAGCTAACCGTTTTGTTCACTTAGAACTTGCAGTAGATTTTGATGATTGGTTTGCATGGGCAACTGAAAACAAAATCCACACAGACGTTGTTGGTTATTTGACATTTAGCAAGAAAGACTTATATGACTTTGATCCTAAAAGTCCAAGTCGTTCGTTTGCTACACCTCGTTCTTGGTCATTTGTGTCTGAGTTACTCGAAGACGATGATGACGAGAATACCACTACCGATTTGGTAAG